AAGGAATCTTTCAATTGATTCACGCTGCTTTTCGCGTGGAAGTGATTGAATATTCTTTTTCAATCTAGATAGTGAAATACCCTTTGACATAATATAAACTCCTCTTCCTAATTATTCTTACTATTATACCATAAGAAAAAAGGATTGTAAACCCCCTAAATTGAATTAATTTGAATTATTTTTAATCTAGGGTAGGATCAGATCCAGGACTCTGTGTGCACATTTGGGTTCTAGGACAATGAAAATACTTATCCATAGCTACTGTAAGATCACCATGTCCTGTTGCTCCTCTCTCGTATATGCACATACGCTCATCAGATTCAGGATCAATATATTGTCGTTTTAGCCTACAATTAATAGTATTAGTAGTAGTTGGTGGAACTGCTTTACGCCTACATTCCATAGCTTCTAGTCCTAAGATAGTCTGTGGCCATCGTAGGGGATTTGTATTCCATAGAGTACAATGAGTTTTATCTTCACTACCAGTATAAGTACGACCACCTGCGTACGAAGTAGTAGAAGCCAAACAAAGTATTAGAACTAGATATTTAATGGCAAAATTCCTTAATCATTGGAAAGACTGGTTCGAGCGCGGCCGAGCACGCGCGAGCTAATTCAATGTGTTCTTTTTGCGTTCCATTTCCAGAGCGTAGGTCGACATAGTGGATCCAGGACCTAATGGTGCCGTTAACATAGAGTCGAGATTCCATAATACCTTCTGGTAAAACCGAGCGAGCTTGTTCTTTGGCAATACCATTTTTGATTGCCCATTCATATGATTTTCTTGCTGCATTTACTACTTCCGCCTGTTGTTTATACCAATTTAATTCTAAATCAACTCTTTCATCGCTATCCATCATATCAGATAGTTCAATACTATTTTGTCTATTTTTTGTATCCTGAAGTCTTGCTTGTCTCATAACAAAATTCAGATCTTGTGTAGGATCTGCATATCGCTGAGAAAACTCTTGGAATGAAAAAGATCTATGTCGTAATAGTTGACGGGCAATATCACGAGTAGTAGTTACTTCCAAGCAAGAGCTAACCATTTCGAAGGGCGACCAGTGTTTTTCTCGGATGAGATATCGTAATAGTCTTTCTGACGTTTCGGTATTGTCTTGGTTGGATGGATTCGAGACACGGGCTGTATACGCAATAATGTCCTGGAGACTTTCATCTTTCTCTCCTTTTGAATAACTAATCAGTTTGACTGCCATTATTTTGTCCTATTCTATCATAAAGGTTTTCACGAACATCGACGACTTTTTCGTTTTGAATAATGTTTATGATTAGTTCTGTTAGATCTTTTTCCTTTTTTAAAAAGAAAAGCTTTTTTGTAATCTCTTCAAGTTCCTTTTCATAGTACTCGATTTCCTTCTCCTTGCGAAGTCTTTGATCAATCAAGTCTGTAATAAAAAGAATCTTACGATCACTCATGGATTTAAAATACCCATTACATAATTTTCTGCAGCATTCTCTGCATAGATTTCACTATGGTCATATAAGGTTCGAACTTCAATTAGTTCTTCCCCTTTATATAATTCTACGTAGAATCCTTTATTATTTCGCATAACGTTTGCTTTTCTATCATGATATTCTTCATCACCCCAATAGGTACTTAATTCGTAATTTTTATATTTCATAGCTTAAAATCCTTAAATCTTTGTCCTGCTTCTGTTCTATCAAAGACCGGTGTATCATCAGTAAGATCCTGTTCGTTTTCATCAACATCATAAAGACGCATTTTAGAACGATCTACGCCAAGAACGAATCTCTTATGAAGTGTCGGATCATTATATCTATTCTTTAACTGTTTTACCATTATTTGTCCTTGTTTTTCTAGTTCCTCAGTCGAAACAAGAGCAAACATAAGATCAGCCGTGGCAGGGAGACCAAACGATTCAGACGTGTCCTCCAGACCAACATCCGAATTCGAAAAGCCAGAACGCGTAGTCTGAGTAGCGCTAAAAACAGGTACATCGAATTCCACCGCAAGACCACGGAGTTCTTCTGCAATTGCTTTAACATATGTGTAAGAATTGATAGCACCACCCATTCCTTTCATTCTTGATGATGAACAAATATTAAGATAATCAATAAAGATAATATCCGGTTCAAATTGTTTCTTTAGTTTTAATTCATTTAAGAGTGCACGGAAATGACCCGAATGTGCTGATCCTGTAGGATATTCTTTTACAATTAGCTTACCTGTTGTCTTCTTAGCAAGATTTGCAACCTTTTGGGTAAAATCTGTTTTCGAAACATTTGATAATTGATCAATAGGAATATTCAATAGATTTGCATCGATACGTTCTGCAATACGTTCTTCTGCCATTTCCATCGTGATGTAAAGAACATTCTTACCTTCTACCAAAGCACTAGCAGCAACATGACACATGAATAAAGACTTGCCAACGCCAGTACCTGCAAGGGCAATGTTAAGTG